ATACGATTGTTGGAAGAAACGACATACCAGTAGCAGTAGAGTTCATTCTAGAGCGTACAAGATAATGCCATACACTCAGGTATCAAATTTAGATTTTGAAGACATCAAAACTTCTCTCAAAGAGTATATGAGATCACAGTCAGAATTTACTGACTACGATTTTGATGGATCGGCATTGTCAACTTTAATTGACACACTCGCTTATAATACCTACTACACGGCGTTTAACACTAACATGGTAGTCAATGAACTATTCATTGATTCTGCTACCTTGAGAGACAACGTAGTGGCGATTGCAAAGCAACTAGGGTATAGACCTAAAAGTGCTACAGCTCCTACAGCATATGTTTCATTTACTGCAACTTATGGCAATCCAACAACTGACACAGAACTTATCCTGAAGAAAGGAACAGGATTTATTTCGTCTTTTGACAATAACGTGTATCAGTATGTTGTAACTGATGATATAAAAGCACAAGTAATTAACAACGTTGCAACATTTACTAATGTTGAAGTTAAAGAAGGAACACAACTTGTCAATACATTCACTGTTAACACTTCATTAAAGAGTCAGAAGTTTATTCTTGACAATCCAAACATTGATACCAATACAATTAGAGTAAAAGTATTTCCTACTGGAGGTAGCTTCAGTGAACCATATCTAGTTGCAGATAACATTCTAGGTGTTGATGCTACATCAAAAGTATTCTTCCTTGATGAGATTGAGGATCAGAGATATGAGATTCTTATGGGTGATGGTGTTCTAGGTAAGAAACTAGAGAACAACGCACGTATTGAGGTATCATATTTAACAACAGCAGGTCCTGAGAGCAACGGAGTTCGTACATTTGTCTTTTCTGGTGTACTAGAGAACCCTAATGGTGTAACTCCTAGTAATATTACCACATCTATTACCTCTACTGTTGCCTCTGCGGGTGGCGAAGAGATAGAAAGCACACAGAAGATAAAATATACTGCTCCTAAGGCATACGGCACACAGGAGCGTGCAGTGACCGCACAGGACTATGAAGCAATTGTAAGAAAAGTATATCCAGCAACAAGTGATATCATTATATTTGGTGGAGAAGATCAAGAACCACCACAATATGGAAAAGTATTCATTGTATTGAAACCAACTGATGCAAGTTATCTTACATCACTGACAAAGAACAAGATTGTTGCAGATCTTAAGAAGTATGTTGTTGCATCTGTAGAACCACAGATTGTAGATCCTTCTATTCTGTATGTTGAGATGAACAGTAAGATATATTATAACAGTCTAATTACAGATCAAACACCAACACAAATTAGAGATAAGGTTATTGGTTCTATACAGTCTTATATTGATACAAGTGATACAGAGAAGTTTAACGGTAAGTTTAGATACAGTAAGTTTGTAGGTGTAATAGATGATGCTGATAAGAGTATCAATTCTAATCTCACAAGTCTCACAATGAGAAAGGATTTTTATCCGTCTCTTAATTCTACCTTCTATTACGAGGTATGTTTCCAGAATGCCTTTGATGAGGACTGTGATGATCCTGTATTGTCATCTACTGGTTTTAGGGTAACTGAGTATCCTAATTTTGATGTCTATGTTGAAGATAGGAATGGCAAAATCATCCTATATAGACTAGATACCGTAACTGGTGACAAAGTTGTACTAGACAACGATATTGGTGACATAGATTATGTCAGAGGTGAGTTAAAAATGTACAACTTAACTATCATAAAAGGTAGTTTCTTTGATAATAGAATTTCGGTAAGGGTAAAACCATTATCTAATGATATCAAAGCAATGCGTGAAGTTTATCTTGATGTTGACGTTGCAAATTCATCATTCACTGCGTACAAAGAGTAAGAAATGCCATCTGTAAAAACAAAAAGGATATCAACTCTAATTGAGTCACAACTTCCTGAGTTTATTACATCTGAATATGAATTGTTTAGTAAGTTCATTCAGAAGTATTATGAACAACAGGAGGTACAAGGTGGTACGTTAGATATTATTACTAATATTGAAAAATATGCCGATATTGATTACTATGAACAAAACTTACTTAAACAGTTTGATACTCTGGTCACTAGTATCTCTACTTCTGACACTACAATTGTATTGGAAGATGCGACGAGTTTTCCAGAGAAAAATGGATATGTAAGAATAGATAACGAGATAATTTTCTATGAATCACGAACAAGCACAACTCTATCAGGAACAGTTAGAGGTGTTAGCGGTAACACAACTCTTGGTGATCTTTATAGCTCGTCAGAGTACACCAGCACAGATGCAGCACCACATAGCTCTGGTGCGAAGGTTCTTAACGTAAGTAACCTTTTTCTATATTCTTTTGTCAAGAATTTTGAAAATCAATATCTAGGTTCTTTCCCTGAGAAATATCTTAAGGGTGAAGTAGATAAGAGAACTCTAATAAAGAATATACAAAAATTTTACAAAGCAAAAGGAACTACAAGTTCTATTGAATTTGTATTCAATACAATTGTTGCTAAAGATCATACTAATAAACCAGAAGTATACAAACCAAGAGATTTTACATACAAAGTATCTAATGCAGACTGGGTAAATGTATATGCAATAAAAGCAAAAGTTATAACTGGTGATGTCAAGAGTTTAGTTGGAAAGAAAATAGTACAAACAGAGACTGAAGAGTATGGATATGCAGATGCAACAGTAGATAACGTCTATGCTGATGGATCATCTGACGGGGAGAAGATTTATAATATCGTATTAGCACCTGAGACAGTTAATGGTGACTTTAGTGTCTCAACTAAGACTCGTCTTGAGACTACACTAACTGGAACTGCAAGTACAGGTGATAGAGTAAATGTTTTCTCTACAATAGGATGGGATAAGACAGGATCAATTTTAATTGGTGAAGAGACAATAACATTTAGTTCTAAAACTGCTACTCAGTTTATTATTGATGATAGAGTTGCTCAAAACGCAGTTATACACAGTGCTGGTGAGTCTGTATATAAACCTGTAACACTAGTAGGTAGTGGTGTTACATTGTTAACTCTTGGAGTTGTATACAACGCACTGCCTAAAGAAGGACAACCATTCTCGGATGTTGGTGATAAGATACAAGTATCAAATCCTGGTTTTGAAACTGATGATACAAAAATTGTAAATGTAGGCACTAATCAAACTCGTTGGATTAAAAGCACATTTGGTTCTGTAAATGTTCCAACATTACCAGCAGTTACAAATTCATTAGATCAAGTTCCTACAGATGTATCTGGTATATTTGCAGATGATCAATATTATTATATTGCTAGTTCTAGTTTTCCATCACATAAAATTCTTGATGGAACTACAGTCAATGAAGAGGTATTAGATCAGAAGTTATTAAAAATTATTAGAAAAGAAGCAACTAGAACTACAGAAACATATCCTACACCTAAGAGAGATGTTGGTATTGCATTAAATGGTGTTCCTTTTTATGGATATAAAGATCCAGATAGTATTAGATTTGGTTTATTAGAAGAAATTAGAGTTGACTTAAGAGGTACAGGATATGCTAGACCACCTTTTGTATTGATTGATCAAGTTCCTAGTAAAGCAAGAGCAGTTCTTGCTGGTCAAGTAGTAGAAAGTATTATCGTAGATACCACTGATATTTTTCCTAGAACTCCTGATGTTACAATTACATCTGGTAGAGGTGCAGTTGTCAGTGCTGTTGTTACGGGTGGTAAAGTAACAAGTTTAACTATTGATAATCCTGGCGAGTTTTATTCTTCACCTCCACTTATCAATATTAGAGATAATGCTGGTAGAGGTAGATTTGCTGAGTATGAAGCAATCGTAAACACTGATGGACAAATTACAGGATTTAATAAAATTGGAGAAGGTAACTTCTATAATCAAAATACTGTAATAGTAGATGTCATTCCAGTAGGTAACGGAGCAACTGGTATACCTTTATTAAAAGAATGGAATTTTAACAGATACAAAAAATTAGAAAATAATTTAGATACAGAGAATGGATGTATATTTGCAAATTACAATAATGTACTAGAGTATGGTTATGGTTATGCAGCAAACCCTAAAGCACTTCGTATTGCTCTCAATGACAATATAAACAGTGCTGGATCAGAACCAGCATCTAAAACTCATTCTCCAATTATAGGTTTTGCATATGATGGTAATCCAATTTATGGTGCGTTTGGTTATGAGGATCCTTTAGATCCTTCGTCATCTATTATTAGAATGACATCTAGTTACTCTATTAATGGTAGTCGCTCAAACGGTCCTTCATTGTCAGCATACCCGATAGGGACATTTGTCAATGATTACACCTATACCCACAAAAGTGGCACACTAGATCAAAACAATGGAAGATTTTGCACCACCCCAGAATTTCCGAAAGGAACTTATGCTTATTTCCTTACTATTGATAGCAATCAAGTACCGCAATATCCATACATTATAGGAGATAATTTTTATTCATTACCTGTTGATAGTAATTACAATTCTAACATCAGTCAAGACGATATTCCTAAGAAGTCAAGAAGACTTTATGAGGTAGGAATGCCTAGAAATGGTGATGGATTTATAGCAACAATATCCGACGTAAAACCTGGCACAGTAGATTCTATTAATGTAGAAGACACCTCACCTAATTTTTCTATAAACTCTCAAATATATCTGAACAACAAAGGAACACAAGGATCAGAAGCTGAAGCAATTGTTAGTTCTGTAAAAGGTAAAACTGTAAATTACTTAGAATCAAAACAAACTAAAGTTGTTAAATTAACAACAATACAATCTGCATATTTGTTTGTAGATGATACATTATCACAACCATCATCTGGTGCATTTGGTACAATTGTTGGTACTGTCAAAAACGATAGTATAATTGTACTCAGAAATGTATCTGGTACGTTTGATAATACTGGTACATTCTCTGCTGCAATCAAGACATTTGATGTTTTACTAGATCAAAGAAGTTCTTACACTAAAGGTGCTACATTAAGTTTGACTGACGGTATCAATGCACCTATTGCTACTGCTGAAGTATTAGAAGGAACATCCTCTCAAAACGTAGTTCAGATCAAGGTTTTGACAGGAACATGGAATACTGACAACACATACTTCATACAGTCTGATGATTTATTCAATACATCTGGAACTAGAATTGTAAGACTTACATC